TCCTCATTACCTGATTAGGCTTGGTGAAAAGATCCTCAATCTGATCAAGACGTTCATCCATATGAGACATTACCTCATCAAGAGTGACTGTCGGATTATCGTCCTTAGCATTCGCAGGAAGATACTCAAGAGTCTGAATCAGACCATTGGGCGTCCACTGCTTTGCAATGATCTTGGAGAAGTCCTGAAGCGGGAACATAGCAATTGTTCCATCCATCGGTACGTCATTCGGAGTAATCTGACTCTCATTTTGAACGACCTTGCCGAAAATAGTCTGCTTTGGAGCTGGTGCCGTATAAGGGAGGTTGGTGTTCTGGGCATTTGGCAGCCAAGTTGGTGGTGTAGCTGGTTGCTGCCCCGGAACCTGACCAATATACGGATTGTACAACTGCGACATGAGAAACTCCTTTCAACGATTTCTCACAAATAACCGAATAGATTAGAGTTCAATTCCTTCGGCCTCAGCACGGTACTCAAGTTTGTGCATGTAGTTCTTCATATCCGTCAATTGAGCCTGAAGCAAATCGATGGAGCTAGTCGGAGTGAAATCAAGCTTGCTGCCGTAGAAATCCTGAAGAAGTTTATCAAGCTTTTCAACTCGAATCTTAACTTGGTAATACTCGGCCTTAAAACGATTCTTGTAATCGGAACTGGTCATGAGGTCAACGGTGTCTTTGAGTTCCATTTTGAATCCTTTCAACGATTCCTCAAATAGAGTAAGAGGGTATCATAGGGACAATTCTAGGTTTAACAATGGAAGGACAGAAGAACAGAATTAAACCGAAGAACACCTACAACGTCTTTGAAATAACGAATTGCCCCCCCAGGATACCCTCTTACTTTGAATTACTAAGAAATTTTCTTGTACTTAGTAGGATTTGAACCATCACCCTTTGAGATGATAATTGTATCGTCCGAAGAATCTTGGTTCGATGGCTGCTCAGGTTTTGCTGTAGGTTGCTGTGGAGTCTGAGCAGATTTCGCTCCAGCATAGGCGTTCCAGGCGTTTACGTCTCCATAGAAGAGGTCGGCGTCCAGATTGCCGTTATAGCCGTTTAGTCGACCGTCAGAGCAGAATTGCCACATGCAAACAAGTCCGTCTACATCAGGACAATCCCACGATTCGGCCATTTTGAAAGTTGGGTGAGATACTGCTGGATACGAAGCGACCCATCGTCCGCATTCCTTATCTACGCCACCTTGATTGAATCGCCAAGGATTCGCATAGATGATCGGGGAGACTCCCCAGCGGCTACGGACGACTTTGACCCACTCGTTAACCCAGTCGACTGACTGTGTCTCTTCCCAGTCGAGAACAGGGATGGCATCCCCTTTGTAGCCGATACAGTTATCACAGAAGTAGTTTGCCTCTGCAGTAGCGTTACCGGCCTTAGCGTAATGGTATACACCTCGGAGGATGCCTGCTTGCTTCGCCTGTTGAAAATGTGGATCACAGTAGGGATTTACGTAATTCGTACCCTCAGTACCTTTAATCACGACAAAGTCAATCTGGCCTTTTACCGTGGTTAGGTTTAAACCAGACTGATATGACGCGATATCAATACCGTGAAGCATGATTTACTCCTATTTTGATTTAGGATTGAGTGATCTGAGTCCAAGCGGATTCGGAGCCCATGACACCAGGCTCGTAGGTATTGGAGTCCATAGTAGACTCGTAGATATTACCATACTTGGTCACTCGGTCACCCTTGTTGTAGATATGACCACTCTCCCACTCAGGAGCAGTCTCACCAGAAGAGGATGGGAGAACCTTAGTCCAATTCTGAGGACTGTCGATCGGTGACGTATCACTAGTCGAGGTATGAGTCTTCAAGGCCTTATACAAAGTGCCGTTATAGAGAACTCGAGTACCTACGGGATATACGACCGCATTACCACTCCACTCGGGATAGAGAACAGGAACATTAAGAGCCTCATCGTCAGACAATTTCTCAGCCTGCATCATAGCAAGCGTGATAGCAGCATCCTGAGGAGTACCGGCATTTGGTACAACATCCCAAACCTGGGTAATAGAGCTGCCATTGTCTCGGAATCGAAACTCAGCATGGTAACCTGTCGGAATATTCGTAGGAGGATCGACCTCTATAACAGGACGACCAGTAGACAAATCCGGTGTAAGGATTACCATATCGTTTATAAGATTACCGTAAAACATTTTTCACCTTCTTGTGTTGCGTCTTCACACCATCAACCTCATAGCTGATAACCTGAAGTTGAATGGTAATAATGTATTTTTAAATAACGTAAGAATCGTTGTTGGCACAAAAGTACTAAGCGCAACAAATTCTGAAACGAGCACTATATTTACGTTCGATGAATTAAAGACACAATACGGTGTCGATTGCATTAGTAATATCGTATCATTCGTGTTGAACAACGGCGATGTCGATGCCAATTACTCAGTATCAATTGCAGCGTCTATCAGACATTCGACAAAAACGATATTAATGTCCAGCAATATGGCTATTACGACTCCCATTCGAATTAATTTCGTAATTTTTGAGATACTTGGTTAATTACTAAATTATTCCATAAAATAGAATGTATTTAGACATATTCCGGATAGTAGTATATCCCGAATCAAAGTACCCTTCAAATAGTAGATTATTTAGAAGTTTATTACCATTCAACGTATTGTGATCGGTCGATGGAAAAGGGATGTTACACCATCAAATGAATAATAGCGTAATTAATTCGAATTGGTGAGTTGGAGGTACGATCCAGTACAGCATATATCGTTGCATTGCTGTTTGTATAAGTCACACCTTCGACGTGAGAAGTATTAGCATTTCCATCTCCGTTATTCGCTATAATTATTGTTTTTCCAGTCTCATAATCAAATCCATAGTTAGACTTGAATTCTGATAAAGTCCACATGGCAACCGTGTTGTTATTGCTACCTCCTTTGACCATAGACCCAGCAATTATTTTTACGGAATTAAGTATAACGTTCACACCATTCAACTTCAGGTTATCAGCTATGAGGTTGATGGACCCCCGTGCTACATTGCCTCTCGAATCTGTGCCCTGCGTACTTAGTGTCAACTCGCCTTGACCTGTTGAAGACGTACTACCATGAATCTGTGCCATCGACTCTAGTTTGTTATTACTCGTATCGGCAGCGATAAGAAAATCTGGATTACCTGAACCACCGAGCTGCAATCCGGCAGTTTTTGGAGCAGCGCTGAGAATACCGACTGATTTGCCTTGATTTGCAACTTCCATAGGTAGAACTCCTGTTGTAATGGATCGGGCGATAGTCACCGTTCCGGACTTAGTATCGGTCAAAGTACACTCGACATAATATACCGAGTTGATTGACGCTGCAAAATGGACATTGACTGTGCCTGATGCCTTGTTAAGATCGCCTGTGGGGGTTACAGTTACGCCTGTAGCGCTTCCGTCTTGATAGTATCTGCACACGATAGATTTTGCAACATTGCTCGGATAGATAGTCGTGTCTACATTGTAAGCAAAGCTGGCATAGCAGTAACCTCCTGAGTAATCTGGAGTCGTAGACGTCATTGAGTTGGTACGGATAGCCAGACCATTGGTAAACTTAGGCGGGACGTATAGAAGTTTCCATACTGCATATAAAGTATAGTCCTCATCAGGAGTACCGTTGTAGGTCTGACCTGGTTGATACACAGCTGTACCAGTAGAGGTTTTGCTCCAACCAAGAAATTCATAATTTGTGCGAGTCGGCTTCTGAGATGGTATACTAAGATTCTCTCCATACCACTTATCTGCTCTACCAGGAGCACCGGTACCACCATTCGCATCGAATGTGACATAATGATGTGCCAGCGCAGGAACGGTAATCGTCTGACTTGCTGAACTTGTGCCATTCATGTAGCCAGACTGGTTTCGCACCCATCCTGATAGAGTAACATTATAAGCGTTATGCTTCTTAACAAATCTCTGAGAAGCAGAAGTAATATCCTTCGTACTCCAGGAGCCGGTTGAGGTGTTGAAGCTGGTGTTGACCTCAGAATCACTACCGTTAGCACTAGCATGTCCGACAATACCAGTCCAGATTTGAAAACCCCAACCGCAGTCCTGAATACCGACAGTCAGTCCGGCTGATACGGATGCATTATCCTCGGAGGACCAAGTGTTAATGTAGCAACGCCAGTGATTGGTTGTGTTGCCGTAAATAGTAGACAATTGATCCTCCTAAGGAATATAAATCAGTTGCATGGACGTGCCCGTATCTCGCCATTGATAATGACCCATTTGTACTCGAGAAGCTTTCACCGTAGAAGTAACGCCATCCAATTCCATGATTGTCTGATCACCCTGCATGAACTTCTCGCTGGTATTAGTCAGCTTCGTACGGAATGAACTTGACGAACTACCGATTGTCAGAGTAGGATGACCAGATTCCCTAGCGAATGTCATGTAGTCATTGACATTTTTAACAGTCGTGGACATACCCGAGACAGTTTTCTCAGTCGTCTGGATACGAGAAGTCAGAGATGTGGATGTCTGCTCAAGCTGAGACTTAGTAGCATAGCTCGATAGCGTCTCGTTATTGACATACGTAGCGGCTACTGTAGAAGAAATCTGATCGGCACGTTGATTAATGGCCGAATGAGTTTCTTCTGACGTTAAATAATCAGCCATGAAAATATTCTGAGACGTTCCGTCTGTTGGCTCAGCTGTTTGATTCAATCCCGAATGTTCCCATTTACCAGATCCGCGGTCAACCATATATGAGCCGGTTCCGTAATTCCACGGGCAATAGAACCATACATCACAAACGGTACTCGATTTTGCTCGAACTTGAACTTTAACATTGGCACAGTTCAACCCGAGGGTGACTGTTGCACCAAACGCCGCAGAAGCACTATTTATTTGCTGACATCCGTCCTTAATAAATATCGAAAAATCGGAATTTTGATTCGCTGAGCCGTTATAGCCATTACCGGTGAATACTTGGATCGAGCAACACTGAGAGTCACCAGAAGAAGTCCATGTTCCGAGTTTAATCCATTTACTGGAATTGTTTGGATTCGATCCTGAAAAAACATATTTAACCGCAGTTTGATTCACAGTTGGATATTTCTGCATATCAGTTTTTGTTTGATATGTCTTGGATACAGTTGACGTAATAGATTCAGATGTGATCTTTAGTTGGGCATCAGTGTATTTCTTAGATTCAGATAAAGCGTCATTAGCTTTGTTTGTAACTTCAGTCTTAGTCGCCCTAAGTGCGATAGCCTCGCTATTCTGCGTAATCTTTGTCTCGGCCTGGGTTACACGGTTCTTAAGAGCGTTAACATCGTCCTGAGCCTTCTTAGCATCGGCCTTAGCAGTATCAGCGGTACTCTGTGCAGCACTAGCAGCATTAGCAGCAGCGTTAGCCTTGGACTGAGCTGTGGCGGCATTCTGCTTAGCTGTATTGGCGGTACTCTGTGCCGTATTAGCCAACTCTTTCGCCTTACTTGCAGCAGAGTTAGCAGCATCAGCAGCAGTCTGAGCAGAAGCCACAGCGTTCTTAGCAGCTGTTAACTCCTCATCAGTCACATCAGCCCTATTTTGAAGATCTGTAAGATGCGTCTGGGCATCACTCAGAGCAGCATTAGCTTTATTAGCAGCAGCCTGAGCAGCATCAGCATTAGCCTTGGCTGTCGAAGCCGCAGTAGCAGCACTAGTAGCGTGTTCCTGAGCCTTGTTGGCGGCAGTCTGAGCAGCGGTAGCTGTCGCATGAGCAGTATTAGCCGCAGCAGCCGCATCATTAGCAGCCTTCTGAGCATTATCAGCAGTCGTTTTTGCAGCAGAGGCATCCGTACGAACTTCTTCAACACTACTTACTGTCTGCTCAATACGATCACTAAGCTGATTCACAGTTGACTTAGTGGCATAGGTTCTCTCAACTGTATTAGAGAGATTTTCTACAGCCGTATCATCAGTATACTTACTGGCTTTGACCCAATCAGCTTCAGCATATGTCTGACTGGCAATCTTGGGAGTCTGGCAACGCATGATATCGCCGTTGGAGCCCTGAACCCATAAGTCTCCGATATCGTAAGGCGGTTTCGGGGTAGTGACAAATATGCGCTTCTTAGCGTTCGCGGTAGTTTGAGCGTTAGCCGCATCAGCCAAAGCCTTAGTGACCTCGGTATCCTGAATCCTACCCCAAGAATAGACCCCATTTTGATTCATGTAGCGATAGCAGAATCCAGTATGCTTATCGTAGTAAAGGTCTCCGAGATGAATCTGACGATCCTTATCGGTAGTCCAATTGACCTCGGGCTCTGTCAACGCATTAGGGATACCATCGTAGAACCAAGTCTGAATTGCTCCATCAATCTGATCTTTAAGATTAGTGATGTCACCATCAAATTTACTAACGGCGTTTGCCAAATCAGAGGCGTTTGACTCAGCTGCTTTCTTAGCCGCGTCAGCAGTAGATTGAGCCGTCTGAGCTGCCTTGGTCGTAGTCTCGAGCTCTTTCTTTGTGCTATACGTCTGAGAAACCTCAGTACGAAGCCCGGCAGCAGATTTGCTAATCTCAGTTTTGAGATTACTCTCGGTAGCACTCAACTCGGACTTCTTTGTATAGTCAGCTTCCATAGTCTCTTTAACTGTGGTAATCTGACCAGTCAAATCGTCACGCAGAGTAGCCGCATCCTGCTTAACTGAAGTCATTTCTTTGTTGATCTCAGTAATCTGAGTCTTTACATTACCGACATCCTTGTTCGCCTGAGCAGCAGAGCTTAGAGCGCTATCAGCAGTAGACTGAGCATTGCTAGCAGCTGTATTAGCATTATACGCAGCCTCATTAGCTTTCTCTGCAGAAGACTGAGCCGAATTGGCAGCAGTTGTCGCATCGTCAGCAGCCTTCTTTGCTGTATCTGCCGCAGTCTTAGCCTCAGTAGCCTTCTTTTCAACAAGAGTTACCTTGGCTTTAGTATCGTTGGAAGTAGAGATAGCTGTATCAGCTTTAGACGAAGCATCTTCTGCTTTACTTACAGCTGAGTTAGCTATGTCTGTTACCTTGTCGGCTTTCTCAGCAGCGTCTGCAGCAGCATCTGTCGCGGTATCCGCCTTATCTTTTGCTTCTTGAGCGAGCTTAGCTGAATTCTTAACATCAGTGCTTAGAGCATCGACTGTATCAAGACTTGTATTAATTGAAGCATTAAGAGCTTTTAGATATGCACTCTGCTGTCCGGTAAGAGTATCATACGAAGCGCCTAAGTCAAAGGTAGTATTCTCAGGATTCATCAAATCGAGATCGATCGAATTAACCATGAGGTACTCGTCTACCTTGCGGGGCTTAGAACGAACTCGTACCGCCTGACCGAGCTGAAGATGCTGGTACTTCTCGCCAAGAATAAGAGCAAGGTCTACAGCCCTGACTGAGATGGTGAGAGCAGGAGATAGCAGAGTATTAAGTGTCTTGCAGGCGTACTCAAGAAGACCGTCGTGAGTCTTGATATCGGTATTCGAGACATAGTACTCTCGATAACCGTAACGGGCGACAGCTTCTACATCATAAACCCTATCTCCCATTTTGACGATAGTCGAGGAGTATGGTGTGCCACCATCTGCGCAGCCTTCAAGAGTAATTGGCTTCATCTTAACATCAGTTTGACCCTCAGGAGGATCGGGCGTATACCCTGTTGCCACTACTGCTGTATATTGAGTCTCCGCGGTAGTAGTCTTAGTAAAATCTAAAATATTGACACCGTAGTCAATAATCTGAGTATTGACATCATGGACGTCAGCGTAAAGATCAAGAATATTCAGATCATCCCGATAGCGTACGAACAGATAACCGCCAACAGAATTAAGAATCTTGTCCTCAATCTCTGAGGCAGTCGTTGGACGCTGTTCGGACGAACGATAAATATAATTGTTCTTATCAAGCATATTGCCCTGATTCGCACCGACTGAGAAACGCTTGCGTGAGTCAAGACAATTAGAATTGTGCTGATTGATCAGCCATTGAAAATAACCATCAACTGTCGCCGGACAAGTTAGCGGTTGTTCTCCTTGCACAGTAGAGTACGGACGAACTCGAGTAGCAGTCAAGTAATCGAGAACGCCCGTACAAGAAACAGAGTAATTCCCTTCAAAGTCTTCCTCTATTTTAGTAATCTCACCCTTGAATAGAATAAGATTGTTGAAATAGATTCGAACTTCTCCTGCTCGCTCTTCAATTTTAGAATATAAAGAATGCATAGAGGAGATAGTGAAATCGAAATATGAGGCGGCATTAAGCTTAGAAGAAAGCTTCGTATCGGTTATACGGTCATCCGTATAAGGATCGAAAAGAAGTTGATTATCATACAAAACCCTATAACCCATGCTACCTCCAAATAAATCTTAAGAAGCTTTTACCATGCCAATGACATGGACATAAATCCATCGCGTCAAATTATCTGCAGTCCCTTTGTACAAATAACAGTCGAGAGCGGCGCCACTACCGTGAGTATTACAATATGAAATATGCGAATCGTTACGATAGTCTACGCCACCGCACACACTAACGCAAGGCTCTTCCGAAAAAGCAAACGGAAATGTAACGCCACTTTGAAGCATTCCAGTAGCAGTAGTTGCCGGGAACGTAATTTTTGCCCAAGCTTCAGCCATTCCGCTTTTAAATTTTCGATATCGCCATTGACCGCTTTTACCTTGCTCTACAACATAGTCGTATCCAAGTTTATCAAGCATTTCAAAATTTTGACTAAGAACAGAAGCATTTACAAAATCACTTCCGTTAATAGTAGCTAATCCAAGATTTGGTGTAGGCATTATAAATCCTCCCAGTCATATGTCAAATATACGACCTTTGTCTCTTCATTTCCAATTGTAAAGTTCAGATCATTCCACGTTTTATCAGACAAATCGTTCCAACGGGTCTCGAATAAATCGTTCCAGCATCGTGGTGCATCATCATTTGGTACAGCAAATTTATGAATATCGTTCCATCGAATCGAACTAAGCGAATCCCACGTAGATTCGTAAGCTCCGTTTTCTTCAAGTTCATTCCAACGAACATATTCTAGAACTTTACTATTAACATACAGTTCGTTATATCCGTCTTTAAAAATAACGTTATTCAATCGATACGTTCCAGCTGGAACAATTTCTTCTTTTCCATTAAACGATATTGTGGTTACAACGTCGCTTTCGATAACTGGGTATACAGGCCGCCTACCAGACTCAAAACGATACAGATTACCGCCAGTAGCATTAAGTCGATAAGCGCAATGCTCTTTCAACTTATACGGATCCGCATCGACCGTAATCTTGAACTGTCCAAGAAGACCATTAGCATAAGCCTCGTGGCTATAGGAATCCACAGAAAAACGTCCGTGGTAGGTATAACCAGGATCCATCGTCATCGTGTAATCAAATGCTCGACCATGGAGGAAATTACTTACCTCAGTCTTGACCTTCTCGAAATTCTTTACGTCGATAACCGCAAACGTGAATTCCTGCTTGCGATTCTTGTAGGCGACATCCCCAGTAAGCGCCTCGGTCAAATCAATAACTCCGTTGCCTCCAGGGATGTCGACCGTATAAGTCTTAGGCTCAGGAGGCTCCAGCGTGTAACCATCCAACAGAACCATCTGAAAACGAATTGACAAATCAACACCGTTTACAATTAGACGGTTGTCGGGTAAATCTGGGTAACTCACGCCAGACCTCCTCTCCTAGAAAGAACGCCAAGCTGCTGATTCATAGGCTTGGCAATGGACGAAGCAAGTTTCTTGCCGTCAACATACATGGCAGTCTCAGTATTGGCCACAGCATCAGCGTAGCTTCCGAGATTATCGTTGAGTTCATTGATGGCGTTGAGAACTTGGGTGTTGGATGCTTCAATGGCTTTCTGAGTTTCAGCCATGAGAGTGGCATTACTCTTAATCGGCTCAGCAATAACTCGACTAATATTAGCAGACAGATCCAAAGATCCGGTGTAACGCCCGAAGTTCTTAGAGTCAATAACAGGAGTAATACTAGCATATCCCATTTTGAAATTTGAATAGCCATTAAGAAGATCCATCGTGTCTTGAGCAGTCTGAACGACAGCCTTAGACAAATCTTCGCCAGCTTTCTCTGCAATCTTGGTATTCTTCCTGAAACCAACTGCAAGGCCCATCACGCACCACTTACCGATAGTGATAAACTTCTTAGCAGGAGAACCGACGCCAGCTTCTTTGTTAGCCGCTTCAACAGCAGCTCTAGCAATACTACGGGCAGAAGCAGTTACAGCACTAGTCTTTGATGTGATACCATGAGCAAGGCCAATAGCACACCACGCACCAGCGGAATAGAATCCATCGTAGTAGCCGCGAAGAGTACTGGCTACACCACTCAAAGCTGAAGACGCAGCAGACTTGGCCTTAGAAGCATTCGATAGAATGCCGCTTGTTAGTGAACTCATCATCTTTGCGCCTACGCTATGGAACTTCGAACCCATCGAGCTAGCTGCACTAATCATAGCCGTAACGACAATTCGAACAGCACTAGTCGGTGCTGCACTGGATCCATTGATTCCTGCTGCAAGATTAGTCATAGCAGATGTTCCGCTCTGACCAAATGTTGCTACAGCAGTTGTGCAAGATGTAACCATATTACCGACTACCACAGTAACAGCACTTGTAGCAGCACCGCTACCAGCAGTAACACCAGCAGCCAAATTTTGCATTAGACCGCTTCCGGCAACAGTAAGTTGCGGACCAGCATTCTGGAACGCAGCAACCAAACCAGCAACATTAGTCTTAGCCAATTCGTTAACTGCCGACACGAAGCTAGTAACTCCGTCTCCACTGAAATCAGTAAGACCCGAAGTGAATTTAGCAACAGAGTTCAACGCATCGACCGCAGCAGAGCATGAACCGTAATCCTTGCCCATGGTCATAGTTGCAAAATTAGCAGCGGCCATGCCTAGGTTCTCGAATTTGGTCTTAAGGCCAGCAGTCGAGAAATTAGACTGAAGTGACTGCATGTTATCGCTTGAGGTAGCTTTCGCAATTCTATTAAGAATGGAAATAGCTCCAGATACGCCATCAGTAACAATTCCAGTCGTAGCATCGCCAAACTTCTTCGCAGCTTCGCCCAAAGGAACAAGCTTAGAAGACATGTTTGAAATACCTTCGGACTGAGAACCGAAGATCATTCCAGCAAGACCGCCCTCAGTCGGGAAGTCCATACTCATAATCTTACTGATCGCCTTAACAGCACTAACCCCATTTTGAATTGCCTCAACATTTACATCAGCTGAAGCATTTCCAAACTTGACAGCTGCAGCAGCAATCTTAGGAAGAGCTTCCGACATGTTATCAATGCCCTCAGATTGAGAGCCAGTAAACAGTCCAGAAAGTCCACCCTCAGTAGGCATAGCATCAATAACTTGCTTAAGAATTGGAGCAGCAACTGCACCCTTTGTCATTCCAGCAACGTTAATATCAGCTGCTTTCTCAGAGAACTTCACAAGAGCATCTGCGTATTGTTCCATACGTTCGGCAGGACTACTACCGGTAAAGAAATCACCAATGTTGGAAATGCCCTGAAGCAAATCAGCAGCAGTTAATTTCAGCAACGCTGTAGCCAGTGAAGAAACACCGCTAAAGTCCATTCCGGACAACTGCTTGATCTTTGTGAACGTTGGATCAAGATTCACAAAGAAATTGCTGAGGTTTGTAGCAATATCAGGCAGATGATCACTTAAACTCTCAAGTGCTCCGCCGACAAATGCGCCAAGAGCTTCTCCTAACCCTTCTCCAATTTGCTTAAGAACTGGAATACCAGTATTAAGCCATTGCTGAAGTTGAGGGAAGTTAGTCGTTAAAGCTCCAAGGCTTACAAGCAGTGCGGCGACAATCGCAATCACAGCATCCATAGCAGCAGCACCTGAAATAGCAAACTCTGCAGTAGGGCCGATTGCGGCTAATATCGCAGTAGCTGCACTGAAAGCCAACAAAAGAGTGCTTAGAGCAATAGCGTTAGGAATTGCATCCTGAACTTTAAGAGCAGACATAGCAGAAAGAATAACTGCAAGAAGAACACAGGCAGCTCCCATTGCTACAAGTGCAGGAATAATACCTGTTATTTGACCGTTAATCGTAGATAGAATCTTGACTGAAACTGCAAACGAATTCAAAAGAATGCCCACACCGATTGCATTTTCAATTGCTTTCTCAGTTTTAAATGCTGACATCACAATAAGGATGGCTCCGAGAGCGGCAGTCACACCTAGCATTTCGGCCAGAACTTTACCACTGACTTTAATATCGCCGTTAATCGTAGACAGAATCTTGATCGACGCAGCGAATGCCAATAGCAATGATGCTAAGCCAACGGCATTAGGCAAAGCATTTTCGACCTTAAGTTCACTCATGGCCCAAATAACGCCAGCCATAGCTACAACAACAGTGGTCAGAAGCAGAACTGTAGTTAGAACATTACCAAATTTAACGTTCTGAAGGCCTTCGCAAGCCTTGATCATAGCAGCAAACACAAGTCCCATTGCACTTACAGCAACGACGCCCTGTACGCATTTGGAAGTATCCATCATGCCAAGAGCAATAGCGCACGCTGTCATAGCAACAATCACTACGGCCATAGCAACGATAGATTTCTCAGCGCCCATGAGAGCATTCTCATTCATCCCGTTACAGGCTTTCATGATAGCTGCGAACATAAGACCGAGAATACCTACAGCAACAACACCCTTACCCAGTTGGTCAGTGTCGACATACCCACAGAGGATAGCTACTGCGATAAGGGCTGCAATACCAATAGAAAGAGCCGCTACAGTTCCTCCTATTTTGATTGCTGTAGGCCCGCCATAGCGAGTGACTATGACAACCAATGCGGCCATCATTCCACCGAAGATACCAATAGCTTTTGCGCCAGCTGCGAACTCTTCAGGTTTAAGCTTCGCTGCTAGTTTAGAAATACCAATCAGTAGACCGATGCTAACCGTAATCGCAAGAATAGTTCCAGCAACTCCAATAAGAGCTGCTCCATTAGAAGCAATTACATGAATGATTGCTGCAAATAGAAGGCCCAGTACAGTCACAGCGACCATACCTTGATCCATGTCATTTCGATCCATAGAACCGAAAAGTTTCACCGCTGCTGCCATGAGAATCAAAGCAACACCCAATGACTTGAACATCGTTCCGATCTCGACAGCCTTGCTAACGGGCATCATGTTGCTAACAGCAACGAGAGCTGCTATAAACGTGATCATGGCTCCTACCACAACAGTTCCCTGTGTAGCTTGTGCCTCACTCATAGTACCAACGATCGCTAAGGCCGCAGACATAAGCAATAACGCAGCACCGAGTTTGACAAACATGGACCCGGCTTGTGTCAGTGCCTTGCCATCTCCGCCTTTCTTAGTCATATTAAGAATGAGTGCAATCATAGCAGTCATAGCGAGCATCAAATTTCCAAGCGCATCTACTGCTTGAGTTGCTCCAGCAGAGTCAATTGAAGAAATGAGCCAAATAGCGCCAGCCACCATAGCAATCATACCGCCAAGAGCAGCAAACATAACGCCCATTGCCGCAAATGCCATAGAATTAGCAGGAGTAGCTACCTTTGATGCAATAGCAGCCACAACACCAATAGCTAGAATCAATCCGCCCAATGCAGCAGTCGCAGCAGCTAAATTAGCCAAAGGCATATCGCCAATAAGTTTGATTGCAATAGCCATCACACCGATTGCCAAAGCAAGGTTCAAAATACCATGAGCGACAACCATGAACTTTACTCCGCCAAGCAAACTCTTAAAGCTTAGAACAGTCTTAGATAGAGCCTGTACCAACGGATCAAATGTCGAAAACGGTTTAGTAACATTAGTGAGGGTCTTACTTAATGCATTAATGTTATCAGAAAACTTCTTAATCACGATAAGAGCACCAACGGCCCCTGCCATGGATAACAAAGGTTTCCAATTAACGCCCTGAATAAAGTCAGTAAGAGCATTTCCAGTACTTTGAGCATCAGTCTTAAGACCTGTCATAGTCTCGAAGAAACGATCTTTAACTTTCGCAAGGGTATCTAACCCATTTTGAAAAAGTTGACCGAAATCGATAGGGGCAAGTCCAGCTACGTAATCCTTTGCATAAGTCACAACTTCATCAATCGCTTGCTTGACAGTCTTTTTACCCTTAGAGCTATCCGACTTACCAAACAAATCATCTAGCAAACCGCTGAGAGACTCTTTTGCCTTTTTGACTTTTTCGTCAATGTCGTCAAACGGAATTAGTTGCTCCATAAACTTCTTAAGTGGTTCAATGACATCAGAGATATTACCGCCCAAATCGCTAAAGAACGTCTTTAGTGGTTTACAAGAGTCATACCATTTGTCTACGGCTTGTGAAGCGCGTTTCGCAGCCTCTTTGAGACTCAAAGTTCCATCAGCGACATTATCTATCAATTTCTTAATTATGCTGAGTGTCGGCTTAAATGAATCAAATGCTTTCTTAAAGTTTTTTACGATAATGGTGCTGCCAACAAAGTTTTTAACATTAGAAACGATACCAGATACAACGTCAATAAAAGTACTAAGAATGAAATATACGGAATCGAACACTCGACCGAGTACTTTAGCACTAGTGATAAAGTTAGTAAACTCAGCGATTGCGTTTCCGACACTACCTGTAAGATCGAAAATAGTGCCGTCTGCTTTACCGATGATCTTGGCAGCTAGCTTCAAGGCCACAGTGAATGTGCCAGACAGAATAGAACTAATTAGCTTCAAAGGTGCAAGCAAACCAGCCAGTGTATTACTCATCGCTTCACTATGGTCATCCAAATAATTAAACACCCAAGCAGTCGCCTGTTGAATATCGCTCAGCACATCAATAATCTGGCTAGCATTAATCGGCTTAAACATTTTCTCAAATGCTTTCTGGGCAATTTCAGCCAGTTTGAGAAGACTATTGACGAAATTCATAATTATTCCGTCGGTCTGATTAAATATCAGATCTCGTCCACCACGAGAGCCCAAAGAACTCATTAGGCGACTAAGCGATGATCCAGTTTTCTGAGCTTCATCGGAGAAAACACGAAGCTTATCAACTTCTTCTTGTGTATATCCAATATTCTTTAATTGCTCATCGCTAAGGTCTTCTAGAGTTAAAGCATGACCCTTAACTGTTTTGTTAACCAAATCCTGAACTTTAGAATAATCATAACCAGCGTCAGTAAGAGCTTGATATCGCTCTTCGCTAGTTTTCAGGTCACTATTCCAAACTCGTTTAACAGTATCCTGAAAAGATAAAAGTTTTTGATTAAACTGATCTTGAGAATTACAAGCTGCTTTAGAAGCGTCCACCAAATTTTTGAGAGTTTCTGCGACTAAAGATCCAGCATTGTCGCACCGTGATAGTGCAGCTTCGAAGCTACCGTATTTCTCAATAAGAGAATTGATATCGATGCCGTGAGCATTAGCAATTTCAGTTAGTTTACTCTTAAAACTATCAAGGCTTATACCAGCAGCTGTAATTTTATCAACAAATTGTCCCCAAGACCCTTGCATAACACTCTTTACAAGTGTGTTTCGAGCCGTTGAGATTTTGCTAATTACATCACCAAATACAGTAGTCAACCCAGTCCAAAGAGTTTTTGCCTCTTCGAAATTACCAAAGATAAGTTCAAAAGTTTCCGCCCAACCAGAGCCAGCAGATTCCTTGAGAGTGTCCCACATCATGCTAAAGGTTTTAACATCCTTAGCTGCTGCGAATGCTTTCTTACCGATATCTGTAGTTTCATCGGCATATCGACCAAGAGTTGTAACGAGAACATCAGTAGTTAACCACTGTGATGACAACGAATCGTTAAACATCGAAGTCGCATCAAACGCAGCTGACACATGACCGGTAGCATCCTTTGTTGTGGAAACATACTTTCCGTTTTGCTCAACGAGGGTTCCCATCGCAACGGCTGTTTGAATAAGTTGATTCTTAAAATCTACTGTAGCCATATTGGCCAACTCGATAGATTTCCAGTCGATTAGCTTAACTGAACCCTGCGACAACGCCTGAGCAAAATTGTACATTGCTCGAGAAGCTTCGTTTGCATTTGCACCAGAAATGGCAGCTTCGTTAGAAATACCCTGAATTGCAGCTACAGCTTTGTCGAGACCGACACCAGCATTTGTAAATTTGCCAATGTTGGCGGTCATATCAGAAAACGAATAAATGGTTTTATCAGCATAGGTATTCAGTTCATCAAAATACCTACCGACTTCTTCGACAGAAGCACCAGTAGCGTTCATAATGTTCTGAACAGATCCCATTTTGAGTTCGTACTCTGAAAAACCTTGAGTTCGAGGTTCAATCGCGAACGTGTTAATAAGATTCTTGCCAAGACCGAGAAGCGAGTTGGTAATATTACTTATTGCGGTAATGCCGGCTACCTGAAAAGCCGAAAACTTAACAGACGCAATGTCTAGTCCGTTGCTTACTCCGGAAAAGTCAATTTTATCTGAAGCTTTCTGAATAGAGGTTAGTCCAGCTTCTGCACCTTTGAACTTAAGCTTGTCTTTAAGCTTGTCCAAGGTAGACATGGTATTCTTGACATTAGCCTCGAAGTCTCGGTTATCAAACTTCATCTCAACGACTTTGCTGTCAATAGAATTACTCATAGCGAGATAACCTCCTTCCAGACTTCACGTACTAATTGTGTAAACAACGGATCGATTGCGGGGTTAATGTAGTCGCGTCCTTCTACCCAACCGCCGTTTCGAGTTCCGTGTCCATACTGCAGAATAATAGCAATGTTTACATTCTTATTAATGTTTGTATTAAGAAATTCAATGTTTACACCGCTAGATGTAACAACAATTCTGTAGTCCCAACTGGCTGCAGTTGTTCCACTATCAACTGGGGTTGCAGAAGCCAAAGCGGCTACCCCTCGTTGACCATACTTATCAAATATGCCCTTATCCAAAGCTTTTTGACAACGCTTGAGCCATTTTTCAGTTCTTTTAAAATCTCCTTTTTCTGAAAATGAGATACGCACTAGCGTCACCCCTTACTATGAGCCTTAGCCCTTCGTTGAGCATTAAGAGCACGCTGTTGTTTTGCAGCTGCACTCTTACTCATTTTCTTGCTAGGAGAGTTCTTAATACTGCAGACTCGAATCAAAGTAAGCAGTCGATTAATGTGCCATTTTTCACACTCAAATGGAATTCCAAATGAAATCATATAAAAGTAGATGACTTCAGCCGTCATGATTTCTCGATTTCCCCTAGGAGCACCGCCATTTTCTTTGAAAGTAGTGGCTGTCATAGGAGCAGCAATATAATCGTTTATCTTTTTGTAATTTTCAGTAGTAAGACAACTAAAAACTGCCGAATCAACACGATTAATAGTCATGCATTTCACATAATCAATCATTTCTTCTGGAGTTTTTTCATCTCTAGTTAGAAATGGTTTATTCCATTTGGATTCCCATTTGGAAATAGAAATCAACGAATGCTCGAGAACGAGTTTGCATGAATCAATATAAGAAAACATCTCGTTTTCGTTATCCCAAATCTCAGTTCGAGGTATCTCGATCTCGAGCATTCGAATCACGTCCTTAACTAATTCTTGGCCTCTGCCATAGCGATGATCTTAGCAGTCTCATCGCTCGAGAGCTTCGCATTCTTCGGAGCAATGCCGTTAATAAACTCAGCGGCAGTCTTTGAATCCTCAATAAGCTCCATAAAGAATTTGTCATATGCGGGAGTCTCAGTAAAAGCCTTCGAAATCTCAGGAGACTTAACAAATCGACGGCCATCCTCAGATTTCTCACCATAAGCCTGCATAATAATCTGATTGAATGCGTCCATGATCTTAGGACCATCATGCGAATCAATCAGCGTCTGCATCTCGTTATAAAAGCCACGCTGAGTACTCAACTGCATCTGCATAAGCTCCGAAGTGGTAAGATTAAAGTAAAAATCCTCAGTGCGCTCGACACCGAAATAGTCAGTATACGTGATAGTCTTCTTATACATTAGAAGATTCTCCTTTCATAATCCAATTTTGATTAAATATTGGACTTACTCATTGCATGTTGATCATCAGGGTTCTTCTTGAAAATATCAATAACCTCACCCGGAAGAGGAAGCGTCGGACCAGTAGTATCAGTAGTATCAGTA